TCAGACCGCCCTGCCCCATCTAACGTGACGCTCTTCCAGCAGGTCGCGGATATGGCGGTAAATATCCCGTTCACCCATTTCCTTAGCCGCATAGTGATCACGAATCACAGGCCAGCATTCCCATTCCCTCAGACGGTCAAACGCTTTAGTGGCGCCCACTCGCTCCCGTGCCAGCAGGCTAACGAAGTTTCCCAAGAACAACTCCACGTTCTTGCCGGAGAAGCCCTTGGCCGTCTTGTAATAGCGCTTGTATTCGGTGTCGTCCACCAGAGAATCAACGGGCAATTCCACTCGAACATCATCACGGATAAGGGTCCAAATAGGGTCATAGCAGCCCGGTCGGGTCAGCAGCTTGAATTGCTGCAGGCCATAGCGCCACAGGCCGTCCAGATGCGGGCAGAACGCCTCAAAGGTGCGCGTGTCGATCAGCTCCCCGGTGCTCAGCTGGATAGAGCCGCTGGCGAACTGTTGGATTACCGAGTGGTGATAGCGTAGCTCGATGCGCCACACATCCTGTTCAGGGTTGTAGTTGTCCTGGCACTCCGAATCAAAGGGATCATCCGACCGCATCCAGACAGACTGCCAGTAATCCAGCTTGTCGGTGGCCTTGGCCTGCTCGGTCTTGTTGTAGATGCACAGCTGCACGCCGTTGGCCGAGCCGAACATGGAGGTTTCACCGCGACCGTAGACGCTGGACTTCATGGCCCATTCAATGGAGTTAATGCCGGACACGTCCCGGTGGTTTCGTGCACGGCAGTGCATACGGGCGACCAGATCAGCGGGTGGTTGCCAGCCCTGCAGGTCTAGCGCCAGATGGACAGCACACTGGTTCACTTCGACATGCTCCAGAATCTCGGAGGCGTAGAAATCCATCCGAGCTTGCAGACGGTCGGGCGACAGGCTGTCGATCGCGTGGGGTGACACCTCGATTTTCAGGTGTGGGCCGATGCTGTCAGCCTTGGCGTTGAAGTTCTTGATCAGCAGAACGAACCCAAGGTCAGCATTCTGCAGCTTGAACTGATACCCAGAGTCACGGCCAACCCGTCCGGTGTGCCAACGCTGACCGGCAAACTCAACGATGGTGCCGGGTTTCTCAAACAGAGCCAGAACGCCCAACCGAATCATGCCGCGGTAAAGCTGGCGGACAGTATCCACCCCACAACGAAGCAACCGAACGCCTGACAGGTCAGTCAGTTTGCAGGTGGTCGGATCAATGAAAAGACGACCTCTAACATCATCCTCAGCGGTCTGTTTGTTCAGTCGCTTTTGGTCAATCAGACGGGCCATAAAATTAGCTCCAATGCGTAATATTGAGGTTAGTTAGAACTGTTTATCTGACGTGTTACAGGGACGTCAGCGGGGCGCGCTGTTCTCGATGACGCGGACATAGGCGCGCGCGGGTTCGCTGCTAGGCGCGCCGCTACGCTCCGAGACGAGCCGCTCGGCGGCGCGCTGCGCAGCCCCGGCGCATACGGCATAAAAGGACTGATCGGCGAAGGTAAGCCGAACAGAACAATCGGCCGTTTCTGAAAGGGAATAGCCACTCTGTCGAAGCTGTCGACTGTTGATCTGGAAGCGCTCACCGCTGGAGCCGATCACATCGAACAGGTACAGGCGGAAGGGGTCTTGCTCACCCAGGACTGACCCACGAATCTGGATCAAATACCCCTCGAACGGATGGCCTACAGCAGCCAGCTGATTAACTTGCTGCCCAGATACAGGAACAGCACCAGAACGACCAGGCGGATTAACAGGTATTGAATGACGAGTCGGATGATCGGCCACACCATCCGCCACAGACTGCGAAGCAGGCGCAGGATCAGCATTACGCTGGCTAAAGCTGAATCCATCACCAAGTAGAAAATTCCCAAAAAAAAGGGCCGGCAAACCGAGAAGCAGAAGTACTTTAGGGTCTCGAAAAATGCTCTTGCCCGCGATGGTGTCGGTGACGGTGCCGGTTGCTGTGGATTCATAGAGCTGAAAAGTCCTCTTGTTGATCTTCTTAACGGTGACCATCGAGCCTTTCATGGCGGGCTTGTTTTCGGTGGCGGCGTGTTGCGATTCCTTGTAGCGGCCCTTGATACCGATGACGGCCAGATTCGAATGCAAGTAGGCTTTCTCGGCAGTCAGTCGAATGTCTTCGCGGATGTAGCCGATGTTCGGAGTGGTCAGAATGATGTCCCAGTTCCAATGCCGGTGACGGGTCCAGCCATCGAGCCAGTTGATCGGCCGGTCGGCGTCCTTGGCAGCTTGTGGGCCACCGGGGAAATCGAACTTGCGCAACTCGGTATCGCGCCACGACTTGAGAAAGATCAGCTGGGTTTCATCGAAGATGATGAACGCGCCCCGCGGTGCCCATTGCGGGAAGGTGCGCATCTTCTCGAGGTCGTCGAGGTTTTCCAGATCTAGGTTTTCGATCTCGACGCTCGACGGCAGGTCAGGAAACACCTGAAACACCCGTTCGCGTGTCAGGCCGCGAATGTTAGTGATGATGTGGCGGCCAGCCTTGAGAGCCGGAATCAAGTCATCCTGAATTGCGCCGGAGGTTTTGTAGGAGCCATTCGGGCCGTGGTGGATTTTGATAGCCATGATCAGCGCCCCACGAACGGAACGAACTTCAACGTCCAACGGGTACCGATGGCCGAGAAAATGATCATCAGGGCATCAGGTATACCGAAGAACGACAGCACCGAGCGAACGTCAGCATCCAGCATGTTGTAATACTGCTGAACCTTGTCACTGATACCAATCTCGCTCACCAGCTCTTGAAAGGTTTGGTAGGCAACCTGCAGGGCGAAAAGCAGGGCCTGATAGTAGCTGTAGATCGCGACCTTGGTGGCGAGGACGAACACCTCTTTCACAAAGTCGTATATGCCGGAGTAGATCCAATCCCAGACCGACTGAAAGAACTCCAAAATGTCACCGATGAACGGGAAATCCATTACTTGTCCTCCCGGAAGATGATGAAAAGGGCAATCACGGTTGCAAGAAACAAGATGATGTTGCGCAGCAGGGCCAGTTGCTCGGTGTTATCAGACAGGCAGAAACCGACCGTCCGTCCAGCGATGTCAGCTTCAAAACAAGGCAAGAGGGCGTTACCTGAATTGAGCTGGATAGCCAGCTTTTGCTCGATCAGGGAACCGAACTGACCGGACTGGTCTTTAATCTCCGCAAGCGTGTCGGTGATCTTTTGGTCGTACTCGGCGATAGCCTCATCAAAATTGCCCTTCTCTGGCTGGTTAAGGCCGCCGCCTTCGCCTCCACCGCACTCATCACCAGTACAGCCGCCACCACTAGAGCCACCGCCGCCTGAGCCACTGCCGTCACCCGAGCCGCTGCCATCGCCGTCGCCTCCAGAGCCATCGCCGCCCGATCCATCGCCACCGGACGAGCCACCGCCAGAGCCGCCACCCGATCCGTCACCGCCACCATCGCCGGAACCATCACCAGAACTGTCGCCACCGTCTCCAGAGCCATCATCACCGCCGCCGGTTTCGGACTTGACGCAGGTAGTGCCGTTCCACTCATAGCCGGGGACGCCATGACAGGGGTCTGGTTCGGGTGCGGGTTCGTTGGGATCGGTAGGCTCAGGGGGCGGATTAAGCGGGTCGCCAGAGGTATCGCCGGGGACCAGGTTGGAGCCGGAGCAACTGTCGCCAGTGCCTTCAACGATGTAGTTGCAATAGCCGGTATCAGTGGAACCGGAGACGAGATAGCAGCTAGACGCAAAGCTTGAGGCCGGCTCAAAACTGCAGCCCATCGAGCAGATGGATGCAGGGGCTTGTGAGGCAACGTAATTGGTGCCGTTGCTGTTGATCACAATGGCATTGTCGCCCCGAACGAATAGCGGGGTGCCTACCGTATCGGCGCAGTCTGGCTCGCACTGGCCGGTCATGCCGTTGAATTGTTCACCTTCAGGACAAGAATCGCCACCGCGATAAATATCGGCCTCGTACCCGAACGACTGCGAGGGATGGCGAGAGCGGAAGCGCCAAACGGTATCGCTAATTCGACGAACGTTATCAACAATCCGTTCCGGAACTTTAGAGGCTGAATACTCAGCAGCAGCGCCGGGATCAGTGAAGCGACCATCAGGCGGGAAATAATTGAACGTGTCGCTCTTAGACTGGCCGTAGGACTTAACCCCCCAGGAATACACTTCGCCATACACAACCGGCGACAGCATCAGTGAAAAGAGAAGAACAGCAAATGCCCGACGCATAACCACACCACCCAAACAAGAAAGGGGCCCGAAGGCCCCTAGAAGTCATTGATACTGGCCAACCTTGATGCCTGCGATGAACGCCGAGGCCAACACGACGCCCAGCAGCAATGACCAGAGCACGGTTACGCCTTACGGAAGATGGCGATAACCAGAGCCAGACCGGCCAGCACAGCAATGGCACCGATGATCAGACCACCGCCATCGCGGAGGTCAGCGACGGCAGTGTCTACCTCGGTCTGCACACTTTCGGGCAGAGCCGCGAAGGCCGGGGACGCCATGACCGGAACGGTCAGAGCAATGGCGGCATTGCGAGTAGCAGTGCCGAACTTGCCGCCGAAGCGACGCACAACATTCATATCTTTCATGGGTAGTACCTCTTACAGGGTTAAGTTATCCACGCATCTTGCGCAGTAGTGCCGCCAGCAACCCGATACCAAAACCAACAAAGAAACAGGTCACTGTCGTTCCGAACCCGAACCAAAATGCCTCGGGGTCGAATGCGGTGAAGGCTTCAAACTCCGTGGAGTCCGAAGCGAGGTAGGCCAGTTGCCAGACGGCCTGAGAGCACTGGCCGGACTGGTCAAAGGTGGAACACACCTGAACGTAAACTTGCGGTCCCATGGCCTACCCCTTTCAACTAACGGTTCAGGCTTTCGCCTGGGTGTTCTGGGGTTGGATCGGAGCGGCAGGCTTGTCAGCCTTGGGCTTCACGGCTTCGATATGCAGGCACAGATTTTTGCCCTTGTTCTGCCCGCCTCGGGCCACGTCGAAGGTGATGCGGACGGTTTCCAGCGGGGCGAATTGGGCACCGGCTGCGAATACCTCGTCGGCTACGTCGTCCGCTACTGCCATGCCGATGATGGACAGGCCGTGTTCGGTCTTGCCGTCCGGTTCATCGCCGTAGAAGACCTTCACGTACTTGGCGCCTTCCATTTCAGTTTTCTGAGTACCGAGAAACGCGACTTCCATAGTTGAACGTGCCATTGGTGTTACCTCACTTGTGATGCGCCTGATTGCGCGGTTTTGCCTTTCTGCAGGCCGAGCGAGTCCGCACAGGCGAATTTCTGGTTTCGCCCGAGGGGTGTTCTCGGTACTGCGGGGGGTTAAGTTGTTGGCCTAGGGCCGGGTATCACTGGGTAATGCCAGGACTAACGCGCCCGGTGGGCTTGTTGGCCCCCGAGCCAGCGGAAACAGACTCCGCGTTGCTCCGCTAATTTCCGCCGTCTCGGGCGCTGCGGTTGAACAAATGGCGACCGTCCGCTGTAGGGCGCCATCAAAAGACTGATCAATCAGTTCAACGGTTGAGAGGATGCCTTGGGAGGCGACCAGAGAAGCCGTCACAGCACCCAGCATGAACGGCACAGACCAATGCCAGAGCAACGCCACCAGATAACGAGCAGTGCGGAAACGGACAGTCATTGGTCGCCTTCCTTATCTAACGCTTCATGGATGCGCAGCTGCAGGTTCATGCGGGCCAGCCCGTCGCAGCAGTGACAACCGCAGAAGAAACCAGACTTGCAGCGTGAACAGCGTTCCTGCCGATTGGCGCGGGGCTCGGAGTATTCCTCGACGTGGCCGCACTCTTGGCACAGGACATAGCTGTCAGTCAGCTGCAGGGTTTTCATCTGGTGACCTCGTCCAGTGACGACAGAAAGTCGGTCTGCACTGGCTGCAGCGCGACTTCTGGGTTGGCGAGGATTTCATCGCAGCGCTTTTGCCGTGCATCGTTGCGTTCGTGCATGCGGTCGCAGAACGCAGCAGTCCAGCAGACGACGCAGGCGCAGCCGGGTTCGTGCTTGGGCTTGTAGCGCTGCAGGCTGTTCACGACGCAACTCCGAAAGCAGCGGCCTTATATTCCTGTGAACGCTTGTTTAGCCCTTCCCATTGGTCGTAACTGATCAAACCTGCCAGCAAAGCCCCGTAGAGCATGCCGTCAACGTACTGCGCACAAAGGTTGCGTTGCTGGAGGTCGGGAGCCTTGGCAACACGAGCAAAAACAGCATCAAGTTCATTGAGAAAAGCTTGAATCGGAGTCACGGCCTATTCCTCTTCCAGCAACTGGCGAACAAGCAAAGCGACGTTGACCATCTGACGCTTGCCGATTTTCTTGGTCGGGAGGTAGCCACGTTGTATCCAGGACTCAACCACGCGGGGTTCATCGCCCATGCCGATCCAGTCGGCAAACTTGGGCCACGGCATGATTGGCGGTGCGCCAATGAGGTTTTCTGGTCCGAAACCTTCCATATCCATACGCTTTGTTCCACTATGTTTGGCAATATTGCCGTCTGGCAATGCGAGACAAAAAATGTTCTATGTACATTCGATATGTCCATATTACATCTTTAGCCGAGAATGTACAGATTACATAAATGAATATTTACAATGACTGAATCGGCCTCTGATAGAGCGTTACTATTGCTAAGAACAGCAAGCCTTAAAGAGCTAGCCGCAGCCGGCAGCACTGAGTACGTACGTTGGCAAAACATAAAGCGCGGTAGGGCGAGACTAGGAATTGTTGAAGCCGAAATACTTGCAAAGGTATACCCGAAGTACGCGCTCTGGCTGATCACTGGAGAGACCGCCCCGGAGATCGGCCAAAGCAGCCCAGAATACGACGAGGCCAACTCAAAGTTACCCAGTCACAACGCGGGATAGCGATCACACAAGAAGCAGGTAGGCGCTGGTTTTCCCGGTTCCACAGGGTCAAGGAAGAAAAAGAAGAGCGGTAAAGTTAAAAAATTAATGCAATAAGAAGCTACGAGGCTTTTGAGAAATTAAATCAGATAAATATAACAAAATATTATAAACACGCACTACAAAAGAATTACCCCATCAAAACCAAACAAGAGAAACCAAATGGAACTTGAAGAAGAAAACCAGATAATTTTAAGCATAAAAGTTAAAGGACTGTTTGGTATATATGACTACAACATCCCTGAGGAGGGGCATCTAAAGCATGCATCAATTCTATACGGGGATAATGGGGCCGGCAAAAGTACCGTATTACGCCTAGCATTTCATTTGCTGTCAGCAGCACCTGATCGCGGCCACAGACACGCTTTATACAACTCCAACTTTAATTATCTTGAAGTAACCCTAAGCAACGGAACAACTCTAAGCGCGACAAAAACAGAGGGTGATAGAGGTTATAAAAACCTTAGACTAGAGATAAAAAAAGAGGGCAGCAAAAAATTGAGTGCACGCTGGGATTTCATACCAAAAACCGTGCAACGAGACGATGAAATATACAAAAGCATTCAAGAAGAAATATTTTTAAGAATCCGAAACAAAAGGAATGCAAACAAGGCGTCGAAAGGAACATCTGAAGAATTAGTTTTCACCGGAGAAGAAGCCTATATAGACGCAATAAAGAGAGTCGTCCCTAACACTTTTATTTTGAATGCCGATCGAAGGCTTGATAGTGACTCAGTTTCTGATCCGAGCGACGAGATGGAACTGAGAAGAATCATGCGTTATGAAGAGCCAAAAAGAATAAACGATCTTGTAACTAGATCTAAAGAGATAGCTCTAACACAAGCCTTAGCATCTGCATCGAAATGGATATCAAGGAAGGTTCTGCAGAGCGCCAACAAAGGAACCGAAAATGTACATACGGTTTATGCAACAGTCCTGCAACACGTCCTCGGAAAAGCCTCGTCGATACAAACGCCCGATGATCAGCGCGAGGAGAAGTTAAGCAAGAGACTAGAAGACATCGAAATAAAAACCAAGAAATTTGCAATCTATGAGTTCTCAACCCCGCTGAGCACAGAACAGTTCCGCGAAGCAGTCCTATTCGGGATTGCAGAAAAAAGAAAACTGGCAACAGACTTAATAACTCCATACATAGAAAGTTTGGAAAGCAGGCTCGACACAGTCGAGCCCATATACAAAATTGTCGACAAATTCGTAAACATGATAAACAAGCTACTTGTCGACAAAGAACTGACATTCACAGTAAACCAAGGCTTTTCTATTTACGATTTAAACAAATCCCCTCTGGAGCCAGGACAGCTATCATCTGGCGAACAACAACTACTCCTACTATTTTGCTATGTGCTTACCGGTCGAGATCGTCCATGTGTATTCATGATTGACGAGCCGGAAATATCTTTAAACGTAAAGTGGCAGAGAGAACTCATACAGTATCTTCTTGACTTAACAGACGGTTCAAACATTCAGTTCATATTTGCGTCTCACTCAATGGAAATCTTAAGCCAACACTGGAATAGCGTGATACGGTTGGGACGCGGCGATGAGTAAAATCCCAAGAAGAAAAATAGACGAAATCAAGACCCGGTATAGGCTAGAGCCTGAACTTAGAGATTACTATGTAGAAGGAAGCTTCGACAAAGAGATATTTTCCGCAATTAAAGAGAACGTTGATCAAGACGTAAAACTTTATGAAATAGACTCTATAGAGATACCGGCCGAAATACTGGAAAGACACAATCTGACAAGCGGCAACAAGCAGAGAGTTATAGCTTTAGCCAAAGAGCTTGCAGACATAAACAAAAATCTGCATTTCAGATGCATTGTCGACAAAGACATGGACCACTGGCTAAATAGATTGGAAGAGGTTCCAAGACTAAAATGGACAGAACCGACATCAATTGAGCTTTACTTTTTCTCAAAAAAAATGATTGGCGACTTTATATTCAAACTTGGAAAAGGAAGAGTAGAGGACGAGACAGCCTTTATCGACTCACTAATAAAAGCATTAAAAACACTATATTCGATACGCCTAGCACAAGAATCACTAGGACTTAAATTAGAGAAAGTTGATGCTAGTAAAAACTTTTCCCTACAAGGAAGCAATGTTCAGTTCGACGTGCAAGGGTATTGCCGACGTTGGCTTTCAAAAAGCAATAAGTTAAGAATTCTTGACGACTTAATTAACGAGTCAGAAGAGTGGCTGAAGAAGTTGGAATGCGATCCGAGGCTATGCATCAGAGGACATGATTTCATAGAAGCTTTAGCTTGGGGCATAAGAAGCTCGAAGGGGCTAAAGGAAATGGCCTGCACGGTTCCTTTAGAGAGAATTCTACTCAATGAAGCCCGGCACTCCGAGGAGCTAACAGATTTTTTCAATCAGTTGTGACCAGCAATGTCGAAAAAGTGTCGCAAAAATAGCGAAAAAATGCGGAAAAGTGAGAATCTCGAGGCTGGCTAGCATATTGATTTCAAAGGCAAAGCCAAGAAGTGAGTTTTAATACAGGAGTTGCGGAACGGGTTCAAATCCCCCCGGCTCCACCAATTTGACAAGAAACCCGTCTAGAACGCGGGTTTCAGCGAAGGAAGGGTTTGGTAGATCGCACAAAGTCCATTTGGGACTTAAAAGAGGCGCTCCACCATGTCCAACTCACGCAAACAGCAACATCTTACCACCTCGCCCAATGGGGTGTTTCAGTATTACCTCACTTTGCCGGCATACCTGAGCAGCGAGCCACGCTTGCCCGCTCAGGTTCGCTGGTCTCTCGGGCGCGACGCATCCCTCGCACGCACCCTCGCCCAACTGCTCGACGCCGAGCTCTCCTTAATCCTCAAACCAGGCGACACTCTGGTTACGCCAGAACTGGTACGCGAGCGGCTCGAGCAGGCTAAAGCTTGGCTTAAACGCACACTGGATAACGCAGCCAACCCTTGGGGAGCCCTTCCCGAGCCCAGCCACCTCGGCAAGCAAGACCTGACTGCAGCCAAACAGAAACTGGCAGAAGCTAGCGCCAAACAGACCACCCTTTATAGCGCCAAGCCCGGCGGTGAACTGATTTTGTCGATTACACCCAGTGACGCCCTCCAGTCAGCACTGGGCCTTCACTTTCACCGCCTTGACTGGCCCCTCGGCACATCAGAGCAAGAAAAAGCCCAAGACGCCGCCGTCTACGCATTCGCCGCTATAAGCCATCTGGAGCAGCACACCCCCGACGCCGCCTTGCAGCACCCCGCCACATTCAACGCGCTCGCGCTGCATGAGTACCTTCGTAATGCCAGACCAGACGGTGGCGCTCATGTTGCCGACATCCCGCCCGACCTGCCCGGCTCGCTCGCGGCATACCGCATTCACAGCACACTCACATCACTGAGCTGGCCCAAGCCCCGCTATTCAGCTTTTGTCAGCCGACAGCTGGAGTCCGGGCTCTACACCCTTGAGCTCGCGTCATGCACACTCAAAGACAAGCACCCAATCCTGGCTAGCCGAGGATTTTCGCTCACCCTGCCGACCACCTCCGCAATCATAGCCACGCTCCTAAACGAGCGCTTGACCTCTGCCGTCGAGAGCACTCTTCAAATTCATCTGCGTCGCGCCCCAACAGACGCGTCACTGGAGCAAGCGAGGCAAGAGCTTGAAGCCCTGACCCGTGGTTTTCTGGGCAGCATGTTGGAGCAATCCCCACTACCAAGCCTACCCAACGCCAGACCACTGACTGACAGCAACCCAGCCCCAGTCGATCCAGCGAAACACGCCCTGGCAACAGCACTCGCAGCATTACTGCCAGAAGACCAGCGCAGCCAGCTTGAAGCGCTGATCAGCAACACCAAAGTCACCGTCATCGATAGCAAAGCGGAACAGCTCAACGGCATCACGTTCGGTGAGCTAGCGAAACGCTTCCAGCAGGCTCAGATCGACGAGGGTGCCTGGACACACGTTAAAACCACGCCACAGCGAATAGCGCGCCTCAAAATCATCGTCGAGCTCATCGGCGCACACCGCCGGCTGAAGACACTGCGCCGCACAGACTTCCTGACACTACGCCACCTACTACGGTTTCTGCCGTACGGCGCCCCTCAGCTTGCAGCTCGAGAGCGAATATCAATCAAGCAACTCATTATCGAAAGGACAGCACCGGCGATCAATCCGCGTACAGCCAAATCGTACTTTGAGCTCGCCAAATCACTCATTCGGTACGCGCAAGACCAAGAGCTGATTGAGCACGACATCACCGCCAACCTGACATTCAAAACCCGCAACGCGCCCCCACCACGACGGCGTACCTATACCCACGAGATGCTAACCAAGCTAGTCAAAGGGCCAGTCCATACCGCCTCACAACTGCCCTCATGGCGCATGGACGAGTACAAGTTCTGGCTGCCACTGCTTGGCCTTTACACCGGAGCGCGCCTAGGGGAGCTTTGCCAATTGCAGCTGCGCGACGTTCGATGCAGCAACAACATCTGGCTGATCAATATCGACAACAGCGACGGCAAGCAAATCAAAAACACCCAGTCGATACGACAGGTTCCGCTGCACGAGGAGCTCATCAAATTGGGGTTTCTAGACTTCGTCAGCCAACAGAAGAAAAAAGCACCCCATACTGACGCCCCGCTCTTCGACTCACACCGGCAGTACTCCCAAGTACCCGTGAGCCACGTTGCCAGCAGATGGTTCGGCAGCTACGTGCAGCAGTGCGATCTTGCCCAGGAGAAGGCAACTTTTCACGGCCTGCGGCACACCTTCATCCAGCAATTTCGCATGCAACGTCTGGATATGCTAATCGCCAAAGCGCTTGTAGGGCACGTCGATACCAGCACGACCGGCGGCTATGGCGACATCTATCCGCTACACGTACTGAAGGAGGAAATCGACCAGCTCGACTTCAGCCTCGACCTAACGCACGTCTCCTACGCCCGGTACCAGTCCCTGCGGGCAGCGCAAGCCGGTAAGCAGATAGGTAGACCCGCCAAGTAACCCACCAAGCTGACTGGCCGCACAGCACACCATGCGTGCGGCCAATTTTTTCAAAAAAATATGGTTACAGCACGAAAAAATAAAAGACATAAAAGACAAGAGCGCCGCACCACGTCAAAAGATCTCAAAAACCCCAAAAACAAATAACAATCCCAATAAAAACAACTGACAAATTGACAATTGGTCAATTTTCAACCTGATACACAACAAAATAAAAACGAGATAAAACGGTGGAATTAGCAAATTTTTAATATTTACCTATAACAAAACTGGCAATAGTATTGCGCCATAACCAACCACAAGGGCACAGTATGACAGCGACAGTTTCAGCAAAAAAATTGGTACCACTACTCGAGGGATTTGAGCTTCAGTACGACCCTAAATATGAGAAGTTCTACCCGACCCTGCTGAAACAACTGCTTCCAGTCACACAGCTGCTGCAACAACTAGATTGCTCACCAACTGTCCATTCGTACTTCGATGAGGTGTGCCAACGGTTCATCGACGCAAATAACTACTCAGTAAAAGGCCGCAACATGCTTATCGCCCGCATGGGCAAGCTAAAGAAGGTGGTAAGCGACAACGACCCTAAGCGACGGATGGCCGAGCTTTCGCCACAGGACATTGCAAGAGTAAAACGCGCCCTGCCCAACGCGCTGGTGAAGCAAAAGCGCTCGAAAAGCCAGGGCGAAAGCATCCAGACTTACTACCAGCTGTTTAATCGAGTAATGGCAGAGGCATTCAACGATCACTTCATCTCGACCCAGCTAAAACTGAGCAACCCGAGAACAAAGAAGGCTGATAACACTAAACCGTTCAGCACTGACGAGATTTGCTCCCTGTTGCAGGGCTGGCCATATCAGACGCATACCGACGAACAGGCGCAGGCCCTCAAATTCGACGCCCAATCGTCCAGGTTCTGGCTGCTTCCCCTTGGTTTTTTTACTGGGGCGCGGCTAAACGAGTTGTGCCAACTGAGGGCACACGATATACGTCCGGACGGACACGGCATTCACGTCATCAGCATTAACGATGATGGCTATAACAAGAGCCTCAAGAATGAGCAGTCACGGAGGGAAATCCCGATTTGCAACGCCCTAGTCGATATGGGCTTTCTGGAGTTTGTGCAAGAACGTCGAGATCAGGCCGGCAGCACAGCTCAACTATTCGCGGAGCTATCATTCTCAAGCGAACACCTCTATTCCAGGGTTGCCAGCCGTTTTTTTTGCGGCAACGCGACCGGAAAGGGCTACATCGGCGCACATTGTGAACGCGCCACAGAGGGCTCTCTCAATTTTAAAAGCTGTCGCCGAAGCTTCGCTCAACGGCTTCAGGCCTCAGGGGTAACCGACAGCCTAATCTCGCACCTGTTAGGGCACAGGAGCAGTGCCCATGAGGTAACACAGAGGCACTATCTGGACACCCCTCTCAGTGCGTCTCTCAAGGCGGCGATGGAACAGGGCCTACAATATGGCGTTCCGCTATCGCACTTGAAGTGGGCAAACTACAAGCCACTCATGGCGGCACAGCGCGGACGAAAAAAGCGCGGACGACAGCCAAAAGCAGCCTGAGGCGGATACCACACTTTGCCGCTCATATCCGGCCCGAGCCGGCTACCGAATTTGATGTCAAACAAAGCCAGGCAGCGCGCTGCCAGAGCGCGTACCCACGGTACGTGCTCATGCGCGCGAGTACGTGCGCACACACCATACCCGCGCTTCGGGTATGGGGGCGCAGTGGCGGCATGGTGTTGGCGAGGGCATCACGAACAACGGTGAGGTGAGGCCCAGCCAATGCCATGCCGACATGATTTTTCGCTCCGACCAGGAGCGAAAAAACAAGCGCCCCTTCGCGAAGCGGCTGCTTTTGACATCAAAAAAATAACAATAACTATAAGGATGCCAACATGCTGAAGAGCACCGAAGAACGATACCGAAAGCTTGCAAGAAACTTCTACAAAACGAGAATGCCAGGCACACAGCTCTCAACAAGCGCGATATGCGAAGCATTGGCGGTGTGTGCAGCAGACTACAGACCCGGCTACTTCAGAGTCCTGAAAAATGCTCTGTCATTCGACGTTCGTGAACGTGGCTACCCAGAAGCAGCCAAGCGGATCCTGCTAACGCCTAATCCAACCACCTTGCCTGGCAGCACCATCCCTCCTAAAGCGAAACTTCACGCGGTTAAAGCCCTGAGCGAGGACGATATTGCCGCACTTCTGCATCACCTAGGAAAAACACGGCACTACGACGTTTTTGCTGCCGTTACGCTAGCTTGGCTGCTCGGCGTCCGGCCCTGTGAGATGCACTCGATTCAGGTCACTGGTGAGGGGTTCCATATTATTGGAGCAAAAAAGGACGACCAAGGCATCAGGGGTGCCGACCGCGATATTACGTTCCCAAACCAAACAGATTTTGAGCTTGCAGCTAAAGCAGTAGACCTGTATCGACACTCACACCGCAGCGCTGCGGCAATCAGGGATACTCTGCGAGAACAGTGCAGGCAGCTTTGGCCCAGACGTAAAGTACAGCCAACGCTAAGAAGCTTACGGCACCAGATGGGCTCCAACCTCAAAGCCTCCGGCATCGACCCCAGGCTCATGGCTTACATCATGGGGCATCGGTCTACGCGGTCGATTGAGCGATATGGAGACAGGCGTACGGCAACGAAGCGCAATTTCTCCTTACCGGAGGCAGCATCCAATGCAGACCTTTCGAAAGTTAGAATCAGCAGGAAAAGTAAACCAGTGTGGTATTCGGCAGAACCTGCGGCTAAGGGCGTCAGCCCCAAAAGTACGCACCAACAGACCAAGCCTCGCACTGTTTAA